GTCTAACCAGAACAAAGTCACCTTCTTTACACCAAACACCACTTGGGAATCGAGATGTATCTTTGTAGCAATCAGGTCCAAGAGCCACCACAAAAAGCACTGTGGTTAGAATCTCGTCCTTCTTTACTAGGTCATCAGGCTTAACTAAATCAGAACCTTCAAACGTATCTTCTGCCTCTGGGATAGCGCACAAAATACGGTACCCCGAAGGGGTTGGTAACTGCTTTGCTTTCTCGGCTTCTGTCGCCTGAAAATTTACTGCTCCTACTATTTGAGGTCTATCGGGGTTTGCGCCGATAAGGATTTCACTCATCAGAATGCTCCATTTTTTGTTTAAGGTCTGTTATTTCTTGCCGTGCAATGAGCAGACCATGAATCTCACCACACATTCTTTGGTAGTCGGCAAAGTCTTTGGCTTGGCCAGAAGCTACCCAGTCTCGCTTTTGGGCGATACTTTTATCGAACTCTATTATTAGAACGTCTAACGGTTCCATCGTTAATTACCCTTCATCATTTGAGCCTTGGATTTGGCAAGGTCAATACCTAACTTAGCGCCAATCTCACCTTCTTTTGCAAGGCGGTTCTTAGCGTCTTCGTTAACTTTAACGGTTGCGTTCATAGCAGCGATCTTCTCTTGGGAGTCTATGCGGTCACGCTCAATCTGTAACTGATCTGCCTTAGCGGCGGCATCGGCAGCCAACTTCTTACCTTTGAGTTCCAACTCACCTTGTTTAATTTGCAGCTCTTGTTGCTGTAACTGGATAAGTGGGTCTTGTGCCGCTTGTGCGTTTTGTTGCGCTTGAACTTCTTGAGTATTGCGTTGCAGCAATTGTTGAGCAGCTTGCGCAGCCATTTGAGAGACTCGAACCTCAACTTCTTTAGGCATAGCCCTATCTTCAGAATCTTCTTCATCTGGGTGGAATGGCAGATCGACGCCCATTTGAGCTTCCATCTGTTTGCGGTACTCATAAGCAATGTGCTCATTAAGGTGCGCCATCATAGCTGCTTGCATTGCTTGCGCTTGTGGGTTTTGCCCAACCAACTGCATGATCTTGGGATCTTGCATAGCAGCCATATGAACTGTGATGTGCGCTTGATGGTCCTGATAGTAAAACGCCTTTACTGGTTTCATCATAAGAATGTTCTGATTCTCAGTGATGGGGTCTTCAGGCTTCTGATCTTCTGGCAACTTAACTAGTTGTTGTGCGTTCTTAATACCTAGTACATCTAGCATCTGGCGATGTAGCTTTGGTAAGTTATAAATCTGTGGTGCACCTTGAGCCAACTGTAATACAGCTTGGTACTGTGTAATCTTCTGCGCCATGGTTGCGGCGTTTGGATCACTGACCGGAATAACATCAACGTTATCGTAGTCAGACTTCTTCGCTCTTGGTGAACCTTCTACTGGCTCATAGGTATAAGTATCTGGAGTGTAATCACGAATGATGTCACGAAGTAACCGAAGCTCCTCTTTAAATGAATAGTGGATGCGGGCTTGTACAGCGGACATTACTTTTAATGTACGCTCCAGAATTGCTAAGGTCGTTCCTACTGGCGCTTGCGCACTCATATCGCTAATCTGCAAATCAGCTGCAGACGCAAAACGACGTCCTTCTTCAATAATCTTATCCATCAACCCAGCAAGAACCATGCTTGGTTCTTTATATGGCAACGGCATGACGTTGTCACGCATTGTGCCGCTAGGTACATCTACATCACGAAACTCTCCAGGTGCTATCGGTGTGTCATCACCTTTGATTCGCAATCCACGGGTCTTAAAGCCACCAGGCAAGTTCGCCAATGATCCGGCATCAACGAGTTGGCGGAGGATACTAGTACCTGATTTAGCAAAAGCCCCGATGAGGTGAATAAGACCAAAGCAGTAGAAACCAAAACCGGGAATATAACCATAATGCACAAAATGCGAACGCTTTTTATGATGTTCATCTTCTGGCCTCCAGTTACGACGAATGGCAAGAATAGTACCATTAGCCTTCTCGATGGTAACAATGTACGGAAGAGCTATACCTGTTTGTTTACCATCTTCTTCATCTTCATAGCCAGGAAGATCAAGGTCAACTTGCATTTCAAGAATTTTGTAACGATCGTCTGTAGAAGCTCTAAAGCCCATCTTCTCAGCAATCTTCTTCTCAACTTCATCAAACGTATCTGCTGGTTCAGGCAATTCAACATCACGCCAAAAACCTGCTACTTGTAGCTTGCGTAACTCGTTAGGAGTCTTGCGCATGACGTGCGTAACCCGTGGAGAGCTAGCTAGATCTGTAGCCCCATAAGGAACAACTAAGTCCTCAGCAGGCACGAACATAGATACTTGGCGCCCAATACTTGGGTCAAAATATACCTTTTTAAATGCATTACCAGACAGTCCTAAGCCCCATAGCATGCGCTCATGCTCGGGTCTAAACTCAGGCATCTTCTCAGTCAACTGATAGTTCATGTCATCACGAACTCGTTCAGCTGCATCTTTCTTCTCTTGGGTTTCTTTTCCAACGATTGTTGTTTTAACGGGCCCCATTGCAGGGAACGTCTCCATAATCGTCTCAGCTTGAAAGCGAACTAGCGTCTCGCTCATAAGTGGGTGGTACACACCACAAGCGCCTTCCCATGGTTCAGTGCGCTCTTCAATCTTCATACCTAGTAGCTGAATACCATCTACATAGGTTTGCATCCAGTCTTTGCGAGAACTAATATCCTCATCAAATTCACCAATTAAATCTGAAGCGAGTGATTGCAACTCATCCTCGCCCATGTACTCCGCTAGGTTTGCATCAAAGTCTTTATCACTTGGCTTTTCTTCCTCAATGCGCAGTATCGGCATACCATCAATGCCAATCTCAACTGACTCGGGATCTTCAATCTCAATCTCAAGTTCTGGTCCTTCTTCCATCATCGAAAGTGCGCTTAACCCTAATGGGGCTTGTGATAGTGCTTTATCTATTGCCATATATTTACCTATACGTTGTAGTAGCCTTTATGCCTACTTGACTTAAATTGTTTTGGCTCGTCCTCATAATCAGATTCCAACGATACAAAGCCGCCTCTTCTATATCTTAATAGTGCTTGAGTCATTGAGTCCACTAAGTCATCATGGTCGCCACTTGGGAAACTTGCAACTTCTTCAACTAACTCATCTGCCCAGTGCGTATTTGGAACCCATACTCTCCCAGATGCAAATATATCAGCAACTGCGTTTAAGCGGGCAATTTTATCGCTTCCTTTTGATGGTACGTATTCTTGTACAGGTATACCCATAGCTCTTAACTCAAACACTAGTGGGGCTCCGGAGGCTTTTGCCTCGACGATCAGAGCATCAGGTTCCCATTCTTTATAGTGTTCCATAGCCTTTTGCTTTAGCTCTGGGAACTCCATGCGCTCTTTGAAGGAGTTGAGCAATATGATGTTTGGTACCTCAAGCCCTCTACTATTAGCTTGGTAGAACACTCCCCAGGTAGTGCAGGCACAGTAGTCTGACCGCTGGGTTTTAAGGAAGGCCGTATCCCAAGACTGGATAACAAACTCACACTGGGGTGGGTAGTCATGCTCCCAGATCTGCCACCACTCTCGCTTCACAATAGCACTGACGTCTGAAGTCGGCGCCTGCATATACTGCGCCATCCACTTGCCGTTGGGCAATTCCTGCTTTAACGCTTGCAGTTCTTCTAGCCTCCAGAACGCCGGCCACAGCGGCTGCCCATCATCCAAAATAGCAGGGAACTGAATAACTTCCCACTGTTCCCCAGAGCGCTGTTGAGCTGCCTTTACAACCTGTGCAGTCAAATCTTTCTTACTCCAACGGGTCATAACTATGATGATGGACCCCCCTGGTTGCAGACGCTGACGTGGACCAGATGTATACCACTCGTACGTTTTGTCGTACACCTCAGGGTTACTCTCAGCTAGCGTCGCTTCCTGCTCGGAGTGCGGATCATCAATAATAAGTATATCTGCGCCCTTACCTGTAACCGCTCCACCAACACCAATCGCAAAGTAGTCTCCGCCCTTATTAGTCGCCCAGCGTCCTGCAGCCTTTGAGTCAGCTTGAAGTCCAACATTGGGGAATATATTTTTGTATATGTCGGAGTCGACCAAATTACGGACTTTGCGTCCAAATCCAACAGCGAGCTCAGCGGTATGGGAGGTTTGAATAACCTTCCTCTCAGGAAATTTACCAAGAAACCAAGCTGGAAGGAGATAAGAAGCAAATTCAGACTTTGTATGACGAGGCGGCATATTGATAATAAGTCTTTTGCATTCACCATTAGCTACCCTTTCAAATGCGGCAGCCATTTCTTCGTGATGCGCTCCATCTATAAAGTTAGGCCACACTTTATGAACAAAATCCATGAAATTTTCTCTGCAGTTCTCTTTTTTAACTGCTTCAACCGTGGTATCTAGGCGCTCAAACCAGGTTCTGAGCTCAGCATCGCCCATTTTGTCCACTTTTTTGGCCAAAGCCTGTAATTCAGCAGGCGTTAGCTCAATTTTTTCTGGCTTTTCTAGGGTTTGAGGGTTCATTTGACCTCTTTAGCCTCTATATCTACCGCTTCTTCGGTCTGTAAATGCGCTAATCTACTCTCCGTCTTGGTTTTAACGTCAATTTTCTGAGTTTGCATCAATTGAGCGATGCGTTCCTTAATAGCTATCTTAAGTTCATCGCTGGTCTGGTGCGTAATTGTGACCTCCGAGCGGTCTGTAAACAGGTCTGAGGCTTTTCCTAGCAGTTCTAGGGCTTTTAGAGCTGTTTTGTTGTCCTCGTCCTGACTAATCTGCATGAGCCGATTCATCACAATTGTGCGAACTTGCACTTTATCTTGGACTATTTGCCGTTCATACTCAGAAATGTACTTTGAGAGCTCTTTAGCTACCCCTGGCGACAATTCACTTTTTTCTTCTTTACTTGGTTTAGTGTTCTTTTCACCTGGTTTCATGCTAGCAAACATTTCCCTTGCCTTTTCTTGCTCTTCTGGAGTTACTTCAGGGTCAAAGCCTAGCTCTTGGAGAATAAGCGCAGTATTCCCAGCGATCTTTATTCGCTCTTCATGGGTCTGTCCAAATTGTGGTTGGGCAGTAACAGGTATTGGCACGTCGAGGTTTGGCTCAACTTGTATTTGCATACAACCTTCTTGTCAGGTTTATATGCGTGGAGTGTAACAGGGTTTTATTTAGTGTGTAAAGGTGGGGTACTAATGGGTACTAGTTGAAGCATGTGAAGCGGTCAAAAAACCCACGTTCCCCCGTGCTCACGTGAAGAGCAAAAAAAATTATATACCCCCTACCGGGTGGAGTCCCAAAATTTTTGGTGGGGGGCCATTTCGCTATAACGCAGCTTGACTTTTCTCTGGAAAAAAGTATACCCCCCGGGGGGTGAAGTTTAATTTAAAACGTGTTGCCAGGAGATTAACCTTATATATTGCGTGAGAATAGGATAGCTTTGTGTCGTAAGTGGTGAATTTTTAAAATGACGTGATTGGTTGTGCAGATCATTGTGTATATGTTGGCTATGCTGAGGCTCATTTGTATCTTGGGGGGTCGGGTATGGTGGGGTCTGAGTTATGCTGAAATTGTGTTAGGACTGAGTCGATTTTTTATTGGCTATGCTACTTAGTTATTAGAACTATGGTGCTAGTTATGAGAGTCAATTTTTTTTTTTTTGGGTCGGTTTTGCGTGGTTTGGCTCGGCTGATTGGTGCGTGGGATTGCGTGGGAAATAGTAGGATAGCGTAGGGAAATTCTACCCTTTTCCCATCAATCGGGTATTATAAACATATGGGGAGATGAACCACACATTCATCACTCAGTTGGGACTGATCGACAAAATGTCGATTTGTCCTGTTTATTAACTTAACTCTAAACGAGGTGTATTATGGCTAATAAGCCTACTAAAGTTGCAAACCCTTTTGAGGGTGTAGTCGTTCAAGTTGTTTCCGAGTCTGCTAAAACTGCTCAGTTCTCTTTGCCTGTTGATCAGGTCGGCATTATCGACAAAGCTCTCGAAGGGTTTTTTGAATCCGACGGGTTGGTGTTCGATGCTCAGGAGATGGCTCGTAAGTCGGCTGAGTTAATCGCTAAGGTTCTCGGTGCTACTCCCACTTATGCTCATTGGATGGGCGTTCGTGGCGTAACCATTGGTCGCATTATGGCTCAGCGTGCCAATATGTCCGAAGATAATGCCCAAAAGTATTGGGATAGGACTATTTGCGGTTATCTCGATAAGGAATTTAGTTTGACTAAACCCAAAGCAGTTAGTGCCGAAGCCGAGAAGAAGCGTAAACAGCGTGAAGCCGAAGCCAAGAAGTATGAGAGTCTTACTGATTCTCAGTTGGTCGAGAAAGCCAAGGAGTGCGGTATTGCCATGAAGTTTGACGAAGGCAAAAAGTATACGGCTGAGATTGAGCGTAGAAACAAGGAGAGTAATGCTGGCTTAGTCGAAGATTGTAAGAAAGTGCGTGGCGAGATTGTGTCCCGTTTGCGTGGGGTTCTCAATCTCGAATTGCTCGAAGAAATTCGGGATATGTTGCCTGAGGTTGTAATCAAGGCTGAGTAATGCGAGGCGGGGGAACCCGCCTTTTTTCAATCAAGCCCGACTTAGGTCGGGCTTTTTTTTCGTCTTTTTTTTTCTTAACCCTTTTTTAATTCCCTATCTCAATAGGGAACGGTCATTGTAGCAACGCCTTAGCCCTTTCGACTTCGGGCTTTTTGGCTTATGCTGGTCTCCAGCATAACAAAATAAATTCTGCTTGTCAAGCACCTATTGTTCTGTAAAACCCCCCTATTGTTCCGTAATGTTCCGACCCCAAGAACATTCCCAAGCCCTTGATTTAATTAAGTTTTTTGGTGTTTTTTGGGGTATTGTTCTATTGTTCCGAGAAACTTCAAACGCCAAATTATTTTTTGCAGATCGAGAGACCCCCCTCGCATAGTGCAGAGGCTTTCCACTCATTAGCCTCGTATCGTTTAGTAATAGTATAGAACAATAGAACATTATATAAATAAAACCCCCAAACCCAATACCAGCATGGCTTACATAATGTTCCGACCCCATAGAACAATACAGAACATTACAGAACAATACCCTCAAACACCAAGGCAGACAAAAACTTGACATTGTCAGGCTTTTGTGGTATACTGTATATGTTAGTGGGAATTCGTATGTATTTTGTGTATCGCTTTATTTTTACCAACCTAGGACACTTCGACAATTTGTCTACCTGTCCCCAACACGAGGAGATGTTATGCAACGCACCAACGCACCAGACCATGAAGCCTACTTCATATCATTCGGCAACCCCGACAACCACCCAATCTTTACGCATCACCTGTGCACCCAATGCCATCACCCACGCATTACTCAGGCACGCTTTGAGTATCTACGCAACATACAAAATACCACTAATCCCAACCAACGGATGCTATGTCACCCTTGCGGTGAGATGCTTGCCAAGCAGGAGTCCAAGCGTAAGCAAAGCCGAGTATTGCCTATCAACAAGAG